ATGACAGTCGATCTAAACAAGTTCTATAGCTTGACAATCTTTACTACTGAAAAAATCGGGCCAAAAAAATGGGAAGCAAAAGCCTTATTATTCAGAAGAGATACGGGTAAGCCAATAGAAAAGGAGATGCGGTCGTACTATGGGGGCTCATATAATCTTGCCCAGGAAGCCGCACGGCTGGATGCAAAAAAGCAAACAGAGGACTTAGGCATACCTTCTGATTGGCAAGGTGAGCTTCTTAACTAAGTTTCTATGAGGCTTATGAACCGCTCAACTGAGAAGCGTATAGAGAGTCTTAAAAAAGAGGTCCGTTATTTGAAGGGCCTCATCCTGAGCATAATTCCAGCCGTCGGACATACAGCAGTTCCGGCAAGACATGCAACGGATGAGGCATTGAGGCTATTTAATCAACGTGCCTAAATCAAAAAGAAACTCGGAGGTACTCGCGCATGAAAGACCGGATACCGTACAGGCCAATAACGGACGCCGAAAAGGCGCACATATGTGAAATCTTTATCAAATCGTATGAAAAGTTTCGCAATAGAGCAGCTGCAGAGAACGATAAAAAATGTAAGAAACCGAATTAAGTCCAGCCCAGAAAAACGTAGTTACACTGTGGAGAGCTAAGAGAATGAAGAACGAGTTTAGTTTTTGTTTCCTTCAAGCCAATTGTGCAAAAGGAAAATTTTCGGCCTATCACGCGATGTATGTTCATTCCGCCTGGAAAAAAAATAGACAGCTTACGATAAAGCACTCCGATAATTTGGCAGAATCTCTCCCTTCTGAAATCGGCTGGAGGACTTTTTACGAAAATGCCACATTTCAAGAGATTTTAAATGACTTAAAACCCGATGGAATTAATGAGATGCTGATTTTAAAAATGCACGAATTCGACGAATACAACGAGCATACTCATTGCCGCAGAGAAGGTAACAAAATTTTGATAAGCTTATCTCCGGTGGTACAAAAGATATTTAGAGGTGAAATTGACAACCTGGATGAATATTACAAAAAAAGAAGACCTAAAGAGGTACTTGCGCTAGAGATCATCAGAGATTTTCCTACAGCTATTTTTGAGAAAAAATATGCCTCCGTGCTATACGATGTGCTTACTGAAGCCAATTGGAGTTTGAATAGAGAAGCTGCTGACAAAGCAAAGAAGCTTTTGATCGATCATCTTATTCCATTGCGGCCCGGTGGGAAGATACCTGTGCCCGAAAATTTGCAAGCAGTAAAGGCTATAATGATTGAACTGGCCAAATATTTATCCGAAAAATGCAAAAAATATATAAACTCTCGGACAGCCCTTTCGAGGAATGAAAAAATTGATGAAGAATTGTACGGCATTATTAGAGAATGGGCGTCCGGAATCAGTGATTCTAGAATAGGCCGCCTTTCAATAACTTCCTTAAATACAATAGTTTTTTCTCCTCCGAAGTTTGTAAATAACCTCTTGCTTAATCACTTTGGTTGTAAGGATTTGAGAACCCTTGGCTTGAACTGATTTTCCATAAACGCAAATCAAATTTTTAATTTGCGGCTATGGACTCTACCAGCTTTCAAAATCAATCTGATATCTTACGCCCGTGCCCATGATCTCATGAGCACGGGCTTTTTGTTTCTAACGGAGAATGGACAATGACCGAGAACGTTTACACAACCCTTGACTGCTATCAAGCAGGCTACCTTGTCCTCCAGGGGCATGCCCCCGAATTCCGCAGCGAAGGCCCGAAGGTTGTCTTCGCCTTCAAGGCTACCCCGATCCTTTTCAAGCACATTTCAGATTATCAGAACGGTTCCAGCGTAGATGCCTTGAGGCTTGCCAATACGATTAAGCTTTTAAAAAGTCAGATTTTTTCGAAAAAGAAGAATGTTGGAGAAGGGTATTATGCCTATAGGAACTTCTCAGGGCGCTAACCGCTCCTCAACTCAACAAAACAAGCACACAATAAAGCCGCGTCTTTTGAATATCGACGAGGCCGCCTCCTATTTGGGGCGGACTCCAGGCGCTCTGCGAATGCTCATCCACCGTGGAACGATTGCGGTAGTGCGCATTGGAGGCCGCGTTCAACTCGACCGCGAGGACCTCGACAGACTCATAGAAGTCAATAAAACACGTGAGACTATTATTTAGCATCCAAAACACTGAGGAGGAAAAGAAATATGCCAGGGTATATCAGCAAAGATGAAAGAGACAAGTTCAGGGCTGCGGCTGCCGATGCCATGTTGCTTCGAGCCTGCCGCCGCGTTGAAAAACCGGCTCCGGGAGCAATGGACCTTCGTGGGTTCAGCCTTTCAGAACTCGCGCGCGAGTCACTCAGAATGGCCGGCCTTCCAGTGCACGGCGGCACGCTGGAAATGGTCGGCAGAGCTCTCGCTGATCCATTGCAGACCAGATCAGCCACCAGCAGCGATTTCCCGGCCATACTCGCCAACGTGGCGAACAAATCCCTATTCGAGGGCTACGGGACCCAGGAAGAGACATGGAAGGTATGGGCCGCGTCTGGATTCGCTGCAGATTTTAAACCTCACACTCTCGCGCGTGCCTCTGAAACAGACGACCTAGACGAACTCAGCGAGGGAGACGAGTACAAGCATGGTTCCATGTCCGACGAGAAGGAAACCTTCAAGTTAGCGACTTATGGAAAACTCTTCAGGGTCTCTCGCCAGGCAATCATCAACGACGATCTCGGCGCACTCACTGATATTCCTCAAAAGCACGGCGAAGCCGCGGCGAGAAAGATAGGTGACGTGGTCTATGCAGTTCTCATAGCAAATAGCGCTATGGGCGACGGCACGGCCCTCTTCCACTCTGGTCATGGCAATCTCGGCACCGGCGGGGCCGTAAGTGAAACAACAATGGGCGAAGGAATAAAGCTTATGGGACTTCAAAAGGACCTTAAAGGCCTTTCGAACCTCAATATCCGCGCACAGTACTTTATAGCGCCAGTAACCCTCGAAGGCTCGGCTGAGGTCTTTTTCAACTCAGCCCAGTTCGCCGGAGACAACCAGGCCGCAACACGCTCAAACCCATATTCGGGAGCCAGATTTACCAGGGTTTATGAACCCCGCCTCGATGCAGACAGCGAAAAAGCTTGGTACCTTGCTGGCCCTAAAGGGAAAACCGTCAAGGTCTTTTACCTGAACGGGAACGAGGAGCCTTACCTTGAAACCAGGGAGGGCTGGACCATAGACGGAGCTGAGTTCAAGGTCCGAATCGATGCCGCCGCAAAAGCTGTCGACTGGCGGGCCCTACTCAAGAATGAAGGCCCCGGAATCTGATAGCTAACGCTCTCTTCCCTGCTTTCCTCCAGGGAAGGCCCCTCCCTGGCCTTGTCCAGCCCGGAAGGGGTGCTCTCCTCCGGGACCGGAGCCGCGGAGAAATACTATGGGGTTCCGGGGGAGAGCGATTTTAACGAAGCATTTTGAAACGATCTAAATGGAGGTTTCAGAAAAATGATTTTAAAAGATTTTTTCAAAAAAAATGATGCTTCCGCTGAAAAGCTCAAAGAAATTCAGAATGAGAGGTTCGTTGCCTCACGGGCCTTAGAGGATAACTACGCCCTGGTCCGTAGTCTCGGAATGAAGATTGACGACTTGAAACCAAGGCTCCCCGGCCTGCTTGAGGCACAAGCTCAGGCCGAGCGACTTAAAAAAGATGCCCTGCTTGCGTTCGCGGTTGAACAGATCTCTTACTCCGAAATGGAAAGAGCCAGGGACATGGCCGAGGCCGCTAAAAGGACTCAAGAAGAGTCGATCGAGCTTCTTGAAGCGCTTGAAAAAGCTAAGGTGCAAGCCGAGCGGGCCATCCCTGCCTTGCAGTCAGTAAAGACCCAGGCAGACGGCGCCTTCTGGCTCATCGTGCTCGAAGATTTAAAATCGCAGCTCGATGAAGCAGCGAGGGAGCTCTTTATATCCGCCTACGCGGCTCATAGACAAGCTTATCCCGGCCGCCTCCCCTCGCTTGGGAGCTTTTTAAAGGTCGTAAATTCCAAAGGCCTGAGTTTTGATCTGCATACGCCTCAGGGCATGGCCACTCTGGATATCGAGTCTAAGGCAAAGATTAAGGAACTTGAAGAGGCATACAGCTAATAAGCAAGCTCCCTGACCTCCACAGGGATGGGCAGGACACCCATCCGCCCTGGCGCGGGGTTCGCCAAGGCGGATGCTGCCTGGACTACTTGAGTATTAGAGCACGTTCTGGGCTATCTCCCCCGGATGCCGGGTCCATCCTTAATCGGGCCTCTGCGAGATGCTGAGGCCCCGATTAGGCCCGGACAGGATATTAAACGAGGCCGCATGGTCAAGTTCGAAATAAAAGGTTTGAAAGAGCTACAAGAGGCGCTTGACCCCAAACGATTTCAAAAGGTCGCGACTCGCACAATGAATAAGCTGGGCACTCAGGCCAGGACGGCCGTCAATCGAGCGGTAAGAGGCACTTACAATATCAAACGAGACCGCCTGGATGCCGGGCTCTATCTCCGCCGCGCGATATGGGAGAACCCTGTTTTTCTTCTCAGATATAAAGGCCGTCCGCCAGGCCTTCAGAACTTCGATGCAAGGAGTACAAGAAGGGGCGTGACAGTAAGTGTCACAAAGGCTGGCGGCCGCAAGGTAGTTCAGGGCGCATTTATGCCGAACTCAATAACAGGCGTCTACAAGCGCGAAGGAACGGGCAGACTGCCCATCAAGCGGCTTTATGGGCCCGATATTCCTGGCATGGTCAATACGGTCGGCGTAGGCGCTGTCCAAAAGGTAATTGATGATAACGCGGCAAGGATCCTCGCACATGAGTTCGAATGGGAGATAGGAAAGAAATAACGGCTCTGAGCTGTTTGGATATCTTGAAGAGTGCTTGTCGGGAGCACTAAGGGCAAGAGGGTATGAGAGGCAGAGAGGTAGTAGAGGTATTGTCTGAAGTCTGTGTTGCTGCACAGGAACGGATGGACCGCTGTACTTCCCTTCACTCATCTCACCGAGTTGGGGGGGCAGGGCTTTAGCCTTGCTCCCCCTCCCCTCCCCCGATGACCTCGCAAGCGGGAAATCATTACGAGAACTGCCCGCCGGAAATTCACGGGTCCTTCCAGGACCATAGACAGTGCGGGTCCTACGACGCTCAGGATTCGAGCGCGGTATAAATTTTTTTAGGCGTGGAAAAATGGAACAAAACGAAAACCTAACAAAAACGCATAATTGCACAATTCAAGAAGAAGAAAAAACAGAATATAGCAAGTCAGTCGCTTCTTTCATCGTGGAATTGAGGCGGGCATTTTCTGCGAAGTTGTTCGATGAAGGTGTCTGCCGTCAATGGGTGCTCGGGAAGTTACACCCAGGCGGAGCTCATTGTCCGTCCTGCAAAGTTCTTCTCCAGGACAAGGTGACTCTCAGCAACTTCTGGCAGGGCAAACGTTGTCTTTGCAAGAACTGTGGCCGCTGGTTTACGGCTAAAACATGTACTTTTTTGCAGGGCACCCAGATGGAATACCGGCAAATTTTTCTACTCGCGGTTCTCATAGGATTTAGTGAAAACGGCATCACCCCGGAGCGCGTCGCTCAATGTGCCGGCGTTTCCTCCAATACTGTTGCTTTTTGGCACAAAAAAATCAAAGTTGCTGAAGGTGGTCGAGAATGAATGAGAATGATATCCGGAAGGAAGTACAAACCCGCGTGAATTTAGAAGAAGAGGCTCTCAATACGGCCAAAGGAAAAGCTTCAGAAACTATCACATCCAGCTTTATCTACGACTGCCTCATGGCAAACGAGCATGGAGACGGCGCCCTTTTCGCTGCCCTGCATCGGCACAGATTCCTTCTGAACAAGACCAACGCTCAGTGGCTGTGCTGGAGTGGACACCATTGGAAATTTGACGTCCTCGAGGAAATTTACAAAGGAGTGGAAGCCGTCGCTCAACAGTACCTAGCCGAAGCCGAAAAAATCGGAAAACAGATAAACGAGGCGCTCATAGAAGAGCAGTCAGATAAGGCTAAAAAACTCAGGGACTTACAAAGCGAGTACTATTCCCGCGTCAAGAGGCTAAGATCCTTACGAGGAGCTCAAAACTGCTTTAACTGGGCGCACCGGGTGCATGACGGCCTCAATATACGCGGAGAAGAACTGGACTGCAAGCCATGGCTTCTGGCTTGCAACAACGGCGTAATAGAACTCAAGACGGGCCGTTTCAGGCCCGGGCGCGCTGACGATTTACTGACGAAAGCCGTCCCGCACCGCTGGGAGGATATCGAAGCACCGGCGCCAACCTGGGAAAAGTTCCTGTCTGACGTCTTCTCAAAAGATCAGGAAATCATTCCTTACCTGCAGCGCCTGTTCGGTTACGGCATAACCGGCCTTGCGACAGAGCATATCTTACCGGTTCTTCACGGCGAGGGACGGAACGGCAAGAGCACGCTGGTTGAGGCTCTTCGCTATGTGTTGGGCTCTCTTGCTCAACCAATTCAAAGTGAGATGCTCCTGGATCAGCGCGCCATTAGATCGAGCTCCGGCGCCTCCCCTGACACAATGGCGCTCAAGGGGCTTCGCATAGCCTTCGCGAGCGAGACTGAAGAGGGCCGCCGTTTTTCAACCAGCAGGGCGAAATGGCTCTCCAGCGGAGACACTCTCACCGGCCGGAATCTGTACGACAAAAACGAGACGGTCTTCGAGCCCACGCACCTCTTATGCCTACTGACGAATCACCTGCCACATGCCCCAGGCGATGACTTCGCCTTCTGGCAGAGGATCCACCTGGTTCCGTTCAACATAAAATTCGTAGATGAACCCAAGGCCGAGAACGAGCGCCAGAAGGACAAGGACCTCCCGGAGAAGCTCAAGGCCGAGGCCCCTGGCATTCTGGCTTGGCTGGTGCGCGGCTGTATCGAGTGGCAGCGCCAGGGGCTCAACCCGCCAAAGAAGGTCAAGGCGGCAACGGAGCACTACAGGTTCAACGAGGACCTCCTGTCCGAGTTCATTGAGGCGTGCTGTCATCCGCTTGAAGAAACTGGCGCTGACGACAGAACCCAGTTCGGCGCGATCTACGAGGCATTCCAGGAGTGGTTCAGGGACAACTGCGGCCCCGAGCCTCCCAAAAAGAAAAAATTCAGCCAGCTAATGGAAAAGAGATTCAAGAAGGAGAAGGCCGGCGGATATATCTGGTTTTACGGCGTCGACCTCAAACCTATCTCGGCGAGGGTGTAAAAATCATGGGTTCTTGCCTTAAAAAATCAAACATCATCATGGCAAATACCGATTACGGTTAAACTTTTCTCTTGTCCATGATTTGACATAAAGAATCGGTAAAACTCCTTACCCATAAGGCAACGGAGAACTATAAGCGAATTATATGATTATTAATCCTAAAGTCTTAATCATAAAAAATGAATTCAAATATAAGAAAAAAATACTTATTAAAGGAAATCTCAGGACACTCAAAAAAGGACCTCGCTGACTTTTTTTAAAAAACGCGAAGATGACCCTCTTGTAAGGCTTGAGGGGGGCCGGGGGTTTTCAAGATAAAAACCGTTCGCATTCCACGTGGAACGATACTAGATGAGGTAGAGGAGGGCTTATGGCTGAACGTGAACTTGATATTTTGATAGCTGCAAAAGACGGTTTTTCGAAACCACTTACCCAGGCCGAAAAGGCCTTCCAAACCTTTTCGGGAAAAATAGAAGACAGTTCCCGGAGAATGGAGACTGGTTTTAATTCACTTGGCGGCGGCATCATGGGAATCCAGTCCGCCTGGTTAAAAGTTGCCGGCGTCGTCGCGTCTGCCGCATGGCTCGTAGAGGCAAGCAAACAGGCCCTGGATGGCGAGAAGGCCATGAACCGGCTCCGTATTCAAATTCAGAGTCTTGGACTCAATTATCACTCTCTCAAGGGTCATATTGATGAGGTATTGGAAAGTACCTCGCGATATGCCATGGTCCAGGATGATGATGTTGCGTCGGTCCTTCAAGAGCTCATTTTTCTCACCGGCGATTACTCGGCATCCGTTCAGAATCTCAGTCTTGTATTCGACCTTGCATACCAGAGGAACATCTCTCATTCCGAGGCGGCCACACTTGTCAGTAAGGCCATGTCCGGAAACATTGAAGCCATATCGAAGGTTATCCCGGAACTTCGGATTCTCGACGATGCTCTCGGCAAAAATGCTTCAGCCGCAACAAAGGCCGCTGCCGCAATGGACTTCTTAAGTGGACGGGTAAGCGGCGCGGTCAGTGAGATGACCGAGCATGAACGGAAGGTCGCGGAAGTTACTCTTGCCTATACTAATTTAAAAGAGGGCATAGGTAACGTCGGCCTCGAGATCGCCTCTTTAACTCTGAAGAACCTGAACGCCCCGTTTGAGTGGCTGGATTCAGTAAAGAGCGCCATAAACAAAGGCGCCGGCCTGATAAATCCGTACGCGGCAGACCCAGAATCACCTGAGTCTCCGTACCCACTGAGCACTTCTTACAAGCCCAGGTTCAGTATCTCCAAAACCGCAAAAGGGGCAGGAGTAGATGACGAGAGTTCCATAAATCAGTTCATCGGTGCGAGTCTCAAGATGACAGAGGAAGGACTTAAGGCTGTTCCTCCCACTCTCGATGTGCCTCTTTCTTTGAACTGGACGACGCTCTCGGATTCCGTCGGCATGGAAAGCGAGATTTCCGCGAAGTTTGCCGCCCTGGCAGAGGCTGAGAGATTAGCGGCCCAAGAAAGCCTATTGAACCTTGAGAGCCCGTATTATCCGAAGTACCCCGGCACAGATCAACTCTCAGGCGTTTACCAGGAGTACGATCAGAAACTCATTGCTCTTGAGAGTTTCAATCAAAGGAAGCTGGAACTCATGATGGCGGCCGGAGCATCTGAGCTCGAACTCGAAGCGGCACATACCGAGCTTTCAAACCAGTACGCCTCGTCACGCCGCGATTTTCAAATAAATGCGGCCGGCCAGACTTTCGGCGCCATGTCGAATTTCATGCAGAACATGTACACAATGGCGGGTTCGAAGAACAAGGCCATGTTCCAGATGATGAAGGCCTTTGCAATATCCGAGGCCGTCATACACACTGCGAAAGCCGCCACAGATGCTCTAGATGCTCCTCCGGGCCCTCCCCTCAGTTTCGCTTATGTCGCTGCGACGGTCGCGGCGGGAGCGGCCCAAATAGCGACGATAGCGAGCTCCGAGCCCGGCAGCAGACAGACCATAAGCGCCCCAGGACACGCAAGCCCGCCATATTCCGGTGGCTCGCCGATGGCCTATCCTGTGCCTACGCGAACCGAGGAAACAAAGGCTCCCATCAACATAACTCTCGTCGTAAACACTCTCGACGGCAGGGACGTGAACTGGGATCGCGTTGTCGAGGACAACCTGGCCCCGGCCCTGGAAAAGTACTCAAAAGAAGGAAACCGGCCTTTAGATATCAGAGTAACAAAGCAGTGACTTTGACAGAAGGCAATTGAGTAAACCAAGCGCGGCCGTGGGAATCGAACCCACATCCGGGCTAAAACACTAAACAGGAGGAAGTAAAAATGGCAATCCAGGTCTTTTCACCGGAGGAAGTTCTTGAGTATATTCCCGAGTACGGGAAAAACAGGGAGAGCGAATCGCCCTGCGTCGTAAGGCTTCATTACGTGCCGTTCGTCAAAACGCAGGAATACGCACGACTTATATCGGCCAGAAGCAAACATGAGACCGACAAGGCGAGGCTCGCTGAAATCTACCAGGACGTCCAAAAAAGGCAGTTCCTCGACAACATCGTTTCGATCTCCGGGTTCACCGTCGACGGAAAAGAGATCACAACGCCTTCGGCGCTCTGGGAATTTTCAGCCGCCGGTCTTATCTACGAGCTTATTGCCGTCATGGAGAGCCCCATAAAGATCAGGGAGGGGCTCAGGAAGGAAGCTCAATAAAAGGCATGCAGACGCCCAGGGGAGCTTAAAGACCCTGGGCGCGCCTCCTTGGCGCCATTCAGCTCTGCTTAATGTCGCTATGACGGCAGCGGCCCAGATAGCGACGATTGCGAGCTCATACCCCGGAAGCATGCAGCCCGGCCTGTATCAAGGGACCTACCTCTCCCGGGATACCAGCAACCGGAGAGGGCATCCTAAGAGGCTTGACAATTTAGGTCAAATGTTTTATTGTTGCCTTGCGTACAACTCTATACGGGCAGCCCTGCCTCTGCTTTTAGCGGATGCGGGGTTTATAACTTATTTGGGATAAGAACGCCCGAGGGTCTCCATATCGTGAGGTATGGAGCTGGTTTCGTATAGAGCCAGACGCAACCCTCGGGCTTTTCTTATTTCACAAATTCGCGGAGGTGAAGAGATGAAACAACCTATTCTGAAAACAATCGGAAAAGAACAAGATCACATAGACCCAGGGGCGCCATACGCCAAGCTGTATGCTCTCTCAAAGATGATCCCAGCCTTTATGGTAGAACAAAATAACACGGGGTCTCTCCGTGAAGATTTGATGAATACCGTCACCTATGGAATCCAATGTATATTCGAGGACGCACTCTCAGAACTCGATCAGATTTTTTATGAGGGGAGTTACTCCGAGGCAGGGGAAAACGCTCTGCAACAACAGACAGAAGAATTAATGGAAATCGCTGCCATGAGAGAAAAAACACAGGTAGTAAAGTAAAACACCATAGAAAAAGCCGCTCCATCGATGAGCAGCTTTTTCAAGGAGGACTGAGGGGATGAAGAAAAGTATCCCGTACAAGCCCATAACCCTCGCGGAGAAAATCACCATCGTGGAGATATTCAGGGCGGCTTACCGCAGGAAGCTCGCCAGGGAGTCCCAAGATGGCAAAGGCAGCGAACTACCAGAAACTGCTTCACCGAAAGCCAAATTCAAAAAGGTCTGATATGGAGTTTGTTAGTTTCAGGTCCTTGAGCTGAAGAAAGCCCAAGAGTAAAATGGAGGTGGAAGATGGAAAAATCAAAACAGGGTGAATACTTGCGCGGATTGGCCTTAATCGCAGACCACGGGGCCCAGCGAGGAGAAAAACTATCACTGTTTTCCATGGAGGAAAAAACGCAGCTCATTGAAAAATACACCGAGGCGGAGGCACATCTCACCATGGTTTGGAGACTGCTTTGCAAGCAAGAAGAACTCGGTTCAAAAGAACTTGGCTGGCCGACCACAAGGGCCGAGATTTCTGCCCTCTCAGATATTTGCTACGGAGCTTTGGAAAAGCTCCAGGATGTCGAGAAATTGATCAAGGATTTAAAGCCGCTCCAGCCCTGAAACGAAACAAACCCATTTTAAGGGCCGCTCCTCGATGGAGCGGCCCTTAATTAAGAGGTCACTATGCTCATGTCGGTAAAGGAAGCTGCCGTATATTTGGGAGTAGAGCCGGACACACTGCGCAAGTGGGTGCAGAAGAAGCAGATAACCCACTACCGCATAGTCGGCCGCCCGAAGTTCAAGCAGGCGGACCTCGACCGCTTCATCGAGGCGAACCGGGTGCCCGCAATTTTGAGGATGAAAGATTTCAAGCCCAGGAGCTTTAAGAAAGCCCAGTGAGGAAAATGGAGGGTAAAAATGGGCAGTGTATATCGTCCCAAGTACAAGAACAACAAAGGGGAGTATGTCGAGAGCGAGATCTGGTGGATCAAGTACTACCGGAACGGCAAGCCCTTTCGAGAGAGCTCAGGCTCCAAGAGGAAGGGTGACGCTGAAAGAAAGCTCAAGTCTCGAGAGGGAGAGGTTGCGGAGGGACGCTTTCAGGGTCTCAGGGTCGAAAAGATACTCTTCGAGGAGCTTGCCGAGGACCTCCTGAACGATTACCGGATGAACGGCAAGAAGTCCCTCGACCGGGCTGAACTGAGCATAAGGACCCTCAAAAAGGTATTTGATGGAACCAGGTTGGCCGAGCTCACGACCGACAGGATCAACCTGTTTATCCGTAAACGGCAGGAAAATGATGAGGTCGAAAACGGGACCATCAACAGGGAGCTTTCCGCTCTGAAGCGCATGTTCCACCTGGGAGCCCGACAGACCCCGCCAAAGGTGATCCAGATACCCTATATCCCTCACCTGAAAGAAGCTGCACCCCGCGCCGGCTTTTTTGAATATGAAGAGTACCAGGCCCTTAAAGAGGCTCTTCCCCCTCACCTCAAGCCTCTGGTGATTATGGCATACCATACAGGTATGCGTCTGGGCGAACTCCGAGAGCTTATCTGGGATCAGGTCGACCTTATCGAGGGTAAGATCACGCTAGAGGCAGGGTCGACGAAGAATGATGAGTCCAGGGTAGTCTACATGGAAGGCGAGCTCCTTGAGGCTATACGCTTCCAGAAGGCCATTCGGGACACGAACTGGCCTGATACACCTTGAGTGCTCTTTGATGAGCATGGTGGCCCTATAGGGCGCTTTGACAAGTCCTGGGACACTGCCTGCAAAAAGGCCTGGGAGAAAAGCCAACAGAAGATAAAGCTCTGGGACCCCAAGAAAGAAGCGCCCACGAAAATCTTCCACGACTTCAGGCGGACGGCTGTAAGGAATATGGTCCGCGCCGGCGTGCCTGAAAGGGTAGCCATGCTGATATCCGGACACAAGACCCGGAGCGTCTTCGAGCGGTACAATATCGTGAATGAAGAGGACCTCAAGAGGGCTTCCCGGAAGGTCTCGGATTACCACAAGGAAAGGGCTGCCCTGTGCAAAGAAAAAGCTGACGGGCAAAGTTTAGGCAAAGTGGAAGGTTTTCCAGAGGGACTGGAAGAAAAAGAAAAGCCCGTAACTCATTAG